AGAAATTAAAGTTACTGATACTAAAATAGATAATTTAGAGAAAGCTAAATCAAATGTTGTAGTACCTAATGTAACTTTAGATGAAAAGATTAAAAAGATTGAAAAGTACACTAAAAAAGGTTAAATGAAATTTATAATTGTTTTAATTTTAAGTTTATTCATAAGTATAAATGCAATAAGTCAAACTACTACTAAATTAGATACAATTTGTTTCACTTCTGATGAAATTTCAAATTTATATGATAATATAACTAAATTAGAAATTAAAGATAGTTTAAATAACTTAATAATTAGTCAGTACAAGTTTCAAGTATTAAATTATAAGAATTTAACATTTAAGGATAGTGTTTATTCTAGTTTAAATAATCAAGAAAGTAAAATTTTGCAAAATCAAGTAGATTTTTATAAGAATCTATATGAAAAGAATAAACCTAAATGGTATGAAAGTAAATTTATGTGGTTTAGTTTTGGTGTTGCTTCATCAATATTAATTTTTCAAAGTACAAAGTAAAATAAGAAGATAGGTGCAGTTTTGTACCTATTTTCATGTACGGCCATATTTATTATTAAATAAAATTAGTTATGGCATTTGACCTTAAACAGTTAATAAAAGAAGAATATAAAAAATGTGCCCAATCACCGGCATACTTTATAAAAAAATATTGTTATATACAACATCCCCAACGAGGTAAAATATTATTCGGATTATATAAATTCCAAGAAGAAGCATTATTCAATTTATCAGAAAATGATTTTAATATTATTTTAAAATCCAGACAGTTAGGTATTTCTACTTTAACTGCTGCGTATGCACTTTGGTTAATATTATTTAATAGTGATAAGAACGTATTAGTTGTTGCTACTAAGCAAGAAGTAGCTAAGAACCTAGTATTGAAAGTACGAGTAATGTATGACAATCTTCCTGCGTGGATTATAAATTTAGGTAATGCAAATTCAGTTGAAGATAATAAATTAAGTTTACGATTAACAAATGGTTCACAAATTAAGGCTGTAGCAAGTACAGGAGATTCAGGTCGTTCAGAAGCATTATCGATGTTAATTATAGATGAGGCAGCGTTCATTGAAGAAAATAGAGTATCAGCTTTGTGGACATCAACATCACAAACATTAGCAACCGGAGGAAAGGCAATTGTTTTATCAACACCGAACGGTACCGGTAACTGGTTCCATAAAATGTATACAGATGCTGAATCTACACCTAATCATAAATTTAAAACATTAAAACTTCCATGGTATGTGCATCCGGAAAGAGATTCATTATGGAGAAAGGAACAAGATGAGTTACTTGGACCTCGTATGGCAGCTCAAGAATGTGATTGTGATTTTAGTACTTCTGGTAATACTGTAATAGCTCCTGAAATATTAGATTTTTATAATCAAACCTTTATAAAGGAACCGATGGAGAAAAGAGGATTCGATGGTAATTATTGGATTTGGGAAGCACCTAATTTTTCAAAGAATTATATAGTATGTGCCGATGTCGCGAGAGGTGATGGTTCAGATAATTCAGCATTTCATGTATTAGAAGCAGAAACATTAGAGCAGGTAGCTGAATATAAAGGACAAATAGGTACAAAAGATTTTGGAAATATGTTATATGGTGTAGCATCCGAATATAATGATGCGTTACTAGTAATAGAAAATGCGAATGTAGGATGGGCAGCTATTCAACCTGTTATTGATAGGGGATATAAAAACTTATACTATTCATTAAAGGATAGTGTTCTATTGTCTGACCCTTTGATGCATTTGAAAAAAGGATATGATTTAAGAGATTCATCAGAAATGATTGCTGGCTTTACTACTAGTGCTAAAACTAGACCGATGATGATTGGTAAGTTAGAAGACTATATGCGTAATAAAGAAGTGTTTATTAGAAGTAAAAGATTATTAGATGAAATTAAAGTTTTCATTTATAAAGGGTCAAAACCAGAAGCGCAGTCCGGATATAATGATGATTTAGTTTTAGCTTTTTGCATAGGTTTATGGGTTAGAGATACTGCTTTATTTATGAGACAGCGTGGAATTGAATTAAGCAAATCAACTTTAAATAATGTAACTGTAACCGGAGTTTATAATAGTAATGATTATAATAACCATAATCAATTTATAATGAAAACCGGTAATAATAGAGATGAAGATATTAGATGGCTTCTAAAATAACAGTTGAATAGATATTAGTGCATATTTATTAATAAGATTAAAACTAAATTATGGCAGATACTACACTTTTTGGTAGGTTAAAAAGATTATTTTCGAATGATGTGATAATTCGAAATGTTGGAGGGAATCAATTAAGAGTTATAGATACTAATAGAGTGCAGTCTGTAGGAGACTTAGCCACGAATAGATTAGTAGACAGATATACAAAATTATGGATGTCACCTAACTCATATCCGGACCAAGGTTACCCTATGATGATAATGCGTAAGGAAATGTTTACGGATTACGAAGCAATGGATACGGATAGTATTATTAGTTCTGCTTTAGATATATATGCAGATGAATCTACTTTACCTGACGAGTTTGGTGATATTTTAACTATCAAATCCGGTAATGAAAAAGTATCTAAAATATTAAAGAATTTATTTTATGATATTTTAAATATTGAATTTAATTTATGGCCATGGATTAGAAACGTGGTAAAGTATGGTGATTTTAACTTGAAGATAGATATTACTGAAAAGTTAGGTATTACGAATGTACAACCTATATCACCTTATATCGTTAAAAGAGTTGAAGGTGCTAACCCAGCTAATCCAGATGAAATATATTTTGAAATTGATTCAACTTTAATGGGTGATAGATACGGTATGATACCAAAATCTAGAGTTGAAAATTATGAAATGGCACATTTCAGATTATTGTCTGATACTAACTTTTTACCGTACGGTAAGTCAATGTTAGAAGGTGCTAGAAAAGTTTGGAAGCAATTAACTTTGATGGAAGATGCGATGCTTATTCATAGAATTATGAGAGCTCCGGAAAAGAGATTGTTTTATATCGATGTAGGAAATATTCCACCTGCAGAAGTTGATACTTATATGCAGGCTATTATTTCTAAGATGAAAAAGGTACCGTATGTAGACCCTAGTACCGGTGAATATAATCTTAAATTTAATATGCAAAATGTTAATGAAGATTTTTATTTACCTGTAAGAGGAGGTGAAACCGGAACTAAAATCGATACCACTAAAGGCCTAGAATATAATAGTATAGAAGATATAGACTATTTAAAGAATAGAATGTTAGCCGCTTTAAAGATACCTAAGGCGTTCCTAGGATATGACGAATCATTAGCAGGTAAAAGTACATTAGCAGCAGAAGATATTCGTTTTGCAAGAACAATATCAAGAATTCAAAGAATTATAGTATCTGAATTAACTAAGATAGCTATTGTTCATTTATATGTGCAAGGATTTACTGATGGTGATTTAGTTGATTTTGAATTAACATTAACTAATCCTTCTACTATTTCAGAACAATCTAAGATAGAGTTGTGGCAATCTAAGACTAGTTTAGCTAAGGATATGATTGAAGGTAAATTACTACCTAAGGAATGGGTATATGAACAAATATTTAATATGTCTCCAGAAATGTATGGTACATTTACGGAATTAATGATATCTGATGCAGCAACCGCATTTAGATTTAAGCAACTAGAAGAAGAAGGTAATGACCCAGTTAAAACCGGTGAATCGTTTGGTACTGCTCATGATATTGCATCACTTTATAAAGGAAAAGGTGAAGTACCTGCCGGGTATGACGAAACTAAACCTGAAATACCTAAAAAGAAAATTAATTTAGGTAGACCTGAAGAGCATTCTAATTTTGAAACTCCGAAAGGCGAAGGTGGAATTGACCCTACAGGCAGGAAGTCAGTAAATACTACGGCTATGAAAGTAGCAGACGGTGTAATTCGAAATATAAAATCAAAAAAGATGATTTTAGACTCATTAACTAAGAATACTGACCAATTAGAAATAGGATTTTTAAATGAATCGAATATTATTGATGAAACAACCAAAATATAAAGTATTTCAAATTTGTAATATTTATAGTTAGATTTAGTTCGTATGTATGAAAAAAATGAAGCATAATAAAATTAAGAACACGGGTATATTATTTGAGTTACTGTCTAGACAGATAACCGCTGACTTAATAGAAGGTAAAGAGTCAAAAGCTTTACCAATACTTCGTAATTACTTCAAATCGGGCACGTTTTTAAATAAGGAATACGGTTTGTATCAAACATTATTGACGGAACGATATGCAAATGAAAATAAAACAAAAGATTTTATAGATTTAGTAATATCTAGTAGAAAAAAAATATCAGAACCTAAACTTAAGAGAGAAAAGTATCAATTAATACGAGAAATTAAAAATTCGTATGATTTATCGGATTTCTTTAATAATAAGATTAGTAATTATAAAGTATTAGCTTCTATCTATAAGTTATTTGAAGATGTTGATAATACTTTGAATCCGGCAGAAGTTATTACTTCTAAATATACATTAGTAGAACATATATGTTCAAAGACTCCAGAAAATAAGACAACTAGGAGTGAAATTGTAGATGCTTTCGCATCACAATCAAAAGAAATTAGATTATTGGCATATAAAATCTTATTAGAGAAGTTTAATACGAAATATGCTAATTTAGGACCAAAAGAAAAGAAATTATTACGTGAATACATTAATAATGTAGGTAACACGGATAAATTAAAGGAATATATTGATAAAGAGCTAACCGGTATAGCATCTAAGATAGAATCTAAGATAACTAAGGTTACTGACCCAACAACTAGAATTAAATTGACAGAAAGTATTCATATTCTAGATAAATTAAAGAAAACTAAAAGAGTAGGCGAAAACCATATATTGACTATATTAAATTATTACAAACTTATCAACGAATTAAACAGTATATGAGCACCGGACTATTAAATGAAGGATGTTGGGCGTTTCCTACTACAACTTCTAAGGTAAAAGCCTTATTTACTATATTAAAGGATGTAAAAAATAAATCTCCTAAATATGTAGCAGATAGTAAGGTCGACCCTGAAGCTGTACAAGCAGCATTGCATAATATATTCGGAGATGATGACTTATTTGATTCATTGAATGATTCATTTACAGCAGAAGGAGTAATATTCGATGTTAGGGATAGATTGAAAGAAATATTAGGTTCGAAGAATACTGATATTCCAGGATTACAAAAACCTGCAATGGATGCGCTACGAAAATTCGCATCATCAGGTAATATAGTAGAAAAGAAAATAGTAGAAGCAACCAGCACAGATAAAGTAACATTTACGGTTGATGATGATAAATTAGACAACAAACTACATGATATGTTCAAGGATAAACTTGATTATAAAGATGATAGGGGTGATAGTTGGTATATTTTAGATAAAAAGGATTTTGATAGGTTTATTGATTATGCTGATAGCGCCGGGTATGATGTTGATTATGATAACTCAGCAGATTCGGTAATAGAATTAGGAACTACCTTAGATGAAGAAAATTCTACAGGTAATGTAGCAGGATTTAATACACCACAGGCTTTTGCAAAGAAAGGAGAAAAAGGTAATAGAGGAATAGACGCTATGAATTCATTAGGATATACGGTAATGAGCCGAAAAGGAAAGAGTCAAGTTAACCCGGTAAATGAAACGATTGAAAAGAATTGGAAGAAAGGTGATATATTAGCATCCGGACAACAGATTGTAAAATTTATAAAATACAATAAAGCAGGTGATGAATACGGA